AAACACAGGCGAATCTAGTTGATATGTATGACAACTTTGACCCGAATGCACCGGCATTTACAAAGCCAGCGCGAACAGTTGAAGAGCAGAAGGCCAGAATCATGGACGACAAAACACTTGAGAGAGAAGTCAATTGGATTCAGAAATCTATGGATACCGATGAAAGAATCTGTGATTACATCGGTGATGCGCTCTGCGACATGGAGATGAGTACAGCGATGGCTCGTCAGCTTATCAAAGCAATAGATGTCAGACGGTCCACGCCTCTAAAGATTACCGACTATCTAGAATCACAAATAGAAGAGGGTGAGGCGGCAGGCTGGTAATTCCAACTGATGAGTTGCGGGGGTGGTTCCCCCGCCGAAACCGTAAGGTCTTGGAGAACCAATCAATGAGGAGAAGTGATGAAGTTCGAGACATTAAGAGAAGGCATGGTTTTTGAGAAAGTCAAAGGTCCACGCCAACACACGCCAAGCGGCGCGATTATTTTGGACAATCTGTTTGAAGTGGTCTATGTCGCAAGAACTGAGATAAGAGATTATTTTTGCGAGACAATCTGTATCGGCAATCTTAAAAGCAAAAAGACTGCCGTTCTGGATATGAGCGAGCTTAGTAATCAATCCATGTGGAGATACCACGAGGGAGCTGAAGTTAAAGAGGTAACGGTTAAACAAGTCCAATTCTTAAACCGTGAACCTTTACAAATCACTAGTGCGGAGGTAGGCATATCCACAGAAAAAAAGTCCAAACCGTAGCCGATGATGTCGTTACAGACATAAGTCATTACTCGGAAGGATGGTCCAAGTATGCCAGTTGCACCATTGATGATCTGGAGTTGTTAGTGGATGCATTCTATGACATGGACGGTGTCGATGTTAGAAAGGCGGCGCCAAAGAACAAACGGTCACTTTCTTACATTGTGCATAACCAAGATTGGTCGGCGTTCAATGATCAAGGTTACACCATCAGAGAAGTACGCAGCCTTGGTAATCGCATTAAAGAAGTGGACAACATGGGTAATCACCGAACTGGTCCTGTTAGTTATCAACAGATAATTAGAAGGATTATGCAAGGACTTATGTGGTTCGGGCGGCCTGAGCAGAGACAACTTATAACGGCCAAATACCAAAACTTTTCTTCATGGAAAAGCTAACCCAAATTGGGTAGACAGAAGAGAACAGGCACTATAAGTTATAGTTATCATTGTAAACGTAAGGAGACGTAAATGACTTTGATAGTAGACGGTAGCGATTGGAAAGATGATGATGCAAAAGACTTGCAGCAAACCATCTTAGGAACTTTGATGGTTTCTAGTATGACTCACAACTGGTTAGAGTTTCTAGAAGAGAACACCTTTGAGCAAGCAGACACCAAGATGCAAAACCTTTTCGGCGATTCTTGGAACAAAGCTAAAGAACAGATATGGCAAAGGCTTGATGAAGAGGATGGGTCTTATGAATCTTAAAGGAATTAAAGCGTTACATGGTTTTATCGCCGGTCTTTGTGAAAAGTATGGCGAAGACCTAATGGAAATATCGTTTATGGATCTTTTTATTATTCTCGATGAATCAGATAAAGATCAGCTTTGGGAGCTTATGAAGTAGCCATGGATAATCGTTATCATTATTGTGAAAAAAGCGAGGGGTGGATGTGGGAAGATTTACACGGACACCCCATAGTATTTATTTGCCCAATTTGTGAAGAGGACAAGAAAAAGCATTATGCTCGGTACAGAACTCAGGACACACAGACAGAACAAAGGATTGACTCAAGCAGAACTTGCTTCAATACTTGATTACGTTGATAAGGATGGCATCGCCAATCCTTCAATGATCGCGAGAATGGAAAATGGTCATGCTCCTATCAATAAACGCCAAGAATTTGCGTTGTTGTATGTTTTTAATCATCTAAAGCAAAGATTAAATGGCTTGGGAGATAAACATGGAGGGACAGATAACCGTTGACGATCACGAGCTTCCAATCCGATTTCATTGGAGAGAGGAGCAAAAATCGCTGGTTATTACATTGGACAATATAGAAGCCTCAATGGTCACAGATTTGATCGGCGAGGCTCTAGCATGGTCCAAGGATCTTGATTATGAAAAAAGCACCGAGACACTATGCAGCTGAGATAGTAGAGCTTAAGACCAGAGAAGAGCGTATAGCGGCATTAGAACAAGTGCCAGACAATATTCGAGGGCTAGTAAAGCTGCACGTGGAGATTGAGTTTAAGAAACGCAAACACGGCATCTCAAAAAGCATTGAAATCTAAAGTGACATAAGTAGACTGTAAGGGCGCGTAAATCGTCTCCTTACACAACTTTTTGCGCGTATGGGTGAGACATCACCTTTTCTTCTGCCCCTCGAAAGAGGGGCTTTTCTTCTCTGTTACATACTTCAAGGTAACGCCAATTAATGCACATAAGCGGTTTTTTTCACTAAGCCCTTTTTTGGTTAAAAAATAACCATCGTCATCACGAAGAACAAAACCTTCACTCACCGCGCGGTCAATATACTCTTGTGGTATCTTCTCATTGAAGACAATAGACATAAATGTCACTAGTCTGGCGGTTTGTGTTTTAGACAGTCCCATCTCGCATCATATCGGAAAGTCTTTTAGCTCTGTTGCCGACTTGAGTAGCCCATTTAGAATCAAGCATTTCCAAGCTAGCATCGTCCCATCTTTGTTCTTCCACTGCTGCAAGAAACTTTTTAAACAACGCCAACCTTGTTGACCCAAGATTAAAAGCCATGTTGACCATGACGCGCTGCCTTACATCGTTAAGCTCGTCAAAGAATTTGTATCGCTCCGATACTTCTTTAACCGCTATATCAATATCCTGCTGTAGGTATGCATTGACTTGTTGTTGTGGTACTGGTGTACCGATTGGCTGACCGTATTCGGGATCACCCTCTTTTATCAGATGCCCTACGCCGCAGGTGGCATAACCTAGATGATCTTCATATATCTCAAAGATACAACCTTCGTCTCTCGCTAGTTCTGTTTCTAGTTTTGCTCTATCCATAAGCTTATCCCCATACTTTGGTTTTTTTACCGCCGTGATACTCAACTGCATGTCCTTCTTTGATAAGAAGCGCACAAATGTCAACATCTGCCGCAGTGTACGGGATACCCAAGATCCTTCCATACTTGCCCTTTCCCAATGACTGTATGCTTATCCCATCAGCACACAGTTCTTTCAATCGTTCCTTCGCGGCAAGACCTAGCACCTTTTCAGCCTTGTTGCGAGTCCTTGATTCCGGTGTGTCAATCCCGTGAAGCCTAACACGTTGCTTTTTTAGCCAGACATCAAACCCTAAATCAATATCTACATCGATGGTGTCGCCATCAATAACACGATCTAAGACTGCCCTGTAAGTATACAATCCATACCCTCCAAGTTATCGCAAGCCTCATAGATCCAATAGGCCATAGCGCCTTTCTTTTGCTTTTCCAGATGCGCCGCTATATCCATTAGCTGATCAATAATCACTTCGTTGTCTTTATAAAGACTAAGCACCTGACGAGTGGTTTCTACGAGGACCAAACAATCGTCCTCTCGGTTGTTAATCTTTGGCTTTTCCAATGTTGACCGCCAGTATCTCTAAGAATTTATATGCGTAGCCAACTATGGTGTCGTCTTTTTTCGTAGGTGTCATTGCGCATACTACAGATGCTAGAGCAACTATGGTTGTGCCGTAGTTGAATATGTCAATCAGTAGCGTCATCGGTACCCCCTTCGTCTAGTGACTTATAATAATCAATAATGTTTAGCGCTTGTTTTATATATCGCTGAACTTCTGCCATGTTCTGACTAAGGTTTTCATAACCTTTTGTTGTCAACGAATACCAAACGTTTACCGGCGCCTCTCCCTTTTCCAGATCTGTAACATATTCTTTCATCAAATCAGGCGTAAGAACAGTCCATTCAACAGGCAAAGTTTTTACTTTTTCTGGTAGGTTTGGGTGGTATACGGGAGCTGGAACTTCCACTCTCACTATCTCAACCGGCGCAGCCTTGGGAGGTTGCGGGGTTAGCAAGCTACAGCCGGCGAGACAGGAGAAACTAATTATCAGTAAGGTTTTCAAGATTTGTTAAGACTTCGGCAGTACCCTTGTTCACGATTTTTTCAATGAGCTTCGGTTTTCGCAATGATAGATAATTTAAGTCATGCTTGGCAAATTTAGATCTTAGGTTCGCTATATCTGCGTTTGCTTGTTGGTTACGCTCATTAAGCAAGTTTATCTGTTCAAACTGCTCTTGTGATTTGCGTAGTTGATCCTGTAGCTGTTCGTTTTGTTCTGCTATCTCTTTTTTTAACAACTCCTCATTTTGTTGCAGCGTTATGATTTCTTGTTTGAGAGAAGCTATCTGTGCTTGCGCTTTGTCGTAGTAAAGCTTAAACGCAATGCCTGATAACAAGAGAAGAACACCCGCCGCCGCGCTTACTTTGAATCCCATGTATACACCTTTAATCCTTCTTTTTTGCCTTTGACGCTTATGTCATTGTGATACCGTAGACCGCCCTCTACAGCGTGTGCAGTGTTAGCCCCGATTAAGACGTTTACGCCTTCGGCTTTTGTTGCTGATTCCAAACGCGCCGCAGTGTTTACTGCATCACCTATTGCTGTGTAATCAAACCGAGTTGCGCTTCCCATGTTGCCTACGATTGCATCACCCGTATTGATACCAATGCCTATTTGAATATTTGGCTTTTCATCAGCCGTAAGCTCTTTGTTTAGCGCCACCATTCCGGCCTCTATATCTCTGGCACATTGCAGCGCCTTTGATTCGTGATCTTGCATAGGTAATGGCACGTTCCATATAGCCATCATCGCATCACCGATATATTTATCTACAAGACCACCGTTTTGTTTTACTGCGTCAGATTGCACAGTGAGGGCTCGGTTCATCACATACGTTACTTCTTCGGGTTCTAGTTGCTCTGATAAAGACGTAAATCCACGCACATCTGTAAATAAAAAGGTTGCATAAGCACGATCACCACCAAGCCTTAATTTATCTGGATTTTTTTGCAGTTCTGCAACCTGTCTTGGGTCAAGGTAGTGCTCAAACTGTTTTTTAATCTGCTGTCTTAGTTGCCATTGCTCTCGAAAACGCAAGTAAAAAGATAGAGAAGCCGCAACGATCTGAAACAACAAAGTTTGACTTACGTCAACGAGGTATCCGTTATGAACAACCAGTGCGCCTGTAAGCGCTGTAGAAAGAAAAACAACAGCTGAGAGTGTTATACCAGTAATCGTGCCCAAAAAGCCGGTAGAAGCGATTACAAGCGACACAGACGCTAAGCAAACAAGAATTTCAAAAAGCAAAGCAAATTCTGGAACAAATGGACTAGCAGGGCTAATAAGTGACTCAGCGAAAGCAGCTTGTATATGGTGAGGATTTAATAACCCAACAGGTGTGCTGACTTGTGGCATAACACCTTTGGCAGTAACGCCTATAAATACAAATTTGTTTGCTACATCAAGCTCTGCCAGAGATGTTTCACGTGGAACAATCCAAGAAATCCACCGTGTTCCTTTAGAATCTGTCTGTATAGGCGGTATGTCACGCACTCTTACGGCTTCGATACCGTTTTTATTAGTTTTAAGGCCATAAGTATCTTGCCCAGCAAGTATCTTTAACACTTGTATGCCAAAAGAAGGTATCCAGCCATCGGGTGAGCGCATTACGAGTGGCATTCTTCGTAATATTCCATCTGCATCAAGTTGTGCAGACACGATGCCCTCGTTTATTTGCAATTTAGGTGTGTTTTGTAAAACGCCAGACGCGAACAATCCTTCTGGATCAGGACCCATAATTACTGTTCCAGTTGTTTTTGGATATTCTCTATTTGGAGATTCAAACATTGCGAAGACACTAGGATTGTTTTTAGCAATGAGTTGAAAGAGTTTATCGCCGTTCCATCGCCCCGGTTGTGGAAAACTAATCACCCAACCAACACCAATCGCACCTCTTTCAACAATCTCTTCTTGTATTTTAGCTAGCTCAGTGCGAGGAAAAGGCCATCCGAGTCGCTCCTCTAAATCTTCTTCAGTAATGTTAAGAACGGTAAAAAGACCAGACTCCTCAGGTGTCGCAACGAAAGCATCGAACCACCTTAATTTGACCATCTCTAGAGGCGCGCAAGACAAAACAAACGGCAAAATAAATATAGGCACTATAAGAAAGATTTTTTTCATGAGCCTTGAGCTATTCTTATTATTGAGTCTCCACCACCGTTAACTAGAACTGTATTTTTGATGCCGTTCTGCGTGAGAATAATTGTATAACTTCCTCCACCATTAATATCTATCCTGGCATTCTGCTCAACGTTCCGACGCAAACTTACATTTTGGCCTTGAATAATAGTTGTTATCTGCGTAATAGTGTCTTGGCCAATGTCAGTACCCTTTATATTGATGCTAGTTGCAATCTGTGACAATTGGTCCTGCTCTTCTTTAATCGCCAATGCGTCGATAATATTCAATAAGTCTTCTAAAAAATTTACATCGAGGTAGTTTATATCTAATTCTGTAAATTCTAGGTCTGCTTCATTATCTAGAAAATCTTCTGCAAGAAAATCCACATCCAGCTCACCGAAGTCAAGATAGTCCGCTGCCGACTGATTGGTGCTTTCCGAAACATCAATATCTTCTTTCTCTTTTGGCGGGCTTACGATCAGTATGTTGTCAATTACATCTAATGTAAGGTCCAAGATCACTGGATTGCTGGGTGCTTTCTCATAAACATCAACAGTAGTGGCTTGATATGGTTTGTTTAGCGTGACTGTACCCAATGCTGTTGTTACAAGTATCTCGCCGCTTGGTAATCCATCGGCCTTCGGTAAAAGAATAATTAGTGACCGGCCGATTTCATCAACCGTACACGTAAAATCTGTGCCTCTTATTGCGATGTCGGCGGTGGGTGTTCTTAAGCGTATATTGCGTTTGTCAATTAGACCTAGTTTACCTGTTATAAATCTTGCTGTACCACTGGCGAAACTAATCGCCATTTTGGATTTACTAG